TAGGTTGCAGACTTGCAACAACACTTCTTGCCACTCTATCTGCAAGTAATTGACTTTCAATATCAGAGACTAACTCTCGACTTGTTTGATAAATATCAAAGGTTGTGGCTTTACGTTGAACAACCTTACTTGGCTCAATAATTTCAGTAAATATTGTGCCATCTAATCTAATACCTACAGTGTAAGCAGTTTGAACCACATTATCTTCGGCCATTATAACCCTATCAACTTTCTTTTTCTTTGTGCTACGGATATTGCTACAGGACAAAAGTCACAAAGATAAGTCTTTGGCCCAGCAGATTCTTCATATTTTTCCATGCCCTCTGCTCTACGTTCTTTTATAGTTTTAGGAACTAGCATCTTGTCTTTTATATGCCAATCAGAACAGCCATCTTTAGGTTTATTATGTTGACGATAGCACGTCATAGCGTCTTCCATAAAGGTAGAACGTGAATCATAAAAGGTATCATCTACCTCTGCAATACCCGCAGATCCTCCGCCTTTTATTTGACGAATAATTTCTTTTTTAGACTCTGTTTTAGCCCAGGCTTTTAAAGGTAATACAAATAGTTTACCTTTATGAGGTTCTCCAGAAGGAAATACATGTTGTTCACATGCAATCTCTAACAAGTAATCTTGTTCAGGTGCACCTTCATAAGGAGGTAATTCTTCTAAAGTTTGACATACAAGACAGAACAACAATCTAAATTGAGGTTCATTGGTTTGTTTTTTCTCGCCAAGAATTGGAATGTTACTCATTATGCTCCCTTTAGTAATCCGTGTAGCCTAGCGTACTTAAGCGGCTAAGGCTATTTTACGATGTCCTTGATCATGACCTAAACGATCTATTCTTTTAATTGAGTATCCACAACAAGATTTACCCTTGTTTACGTTTGACTTTGGGCGTTTCTTACTTGCTTTACCACACTTGCGGGCGTCGTTACGACCCCCACCACTCTTACTTCTCGCCAAGAGGTAGGCCGTATTGTGGATCTTTAGCCATATCATGACCACTCTGGAAATGCTCATTTAGTGCACGTTTTACAATACCCTGATGTTTAGATGTAGTTCGTGAATATTTAGAAGAAGATTGTTCCCAACCAGCATCGCCATGCCAAGCAATTGGGGTTCCGTAAGATTTTACGGTGTAAGAAGGATTAGATTTTCTATAAGAACGAGTTTCATCATCTGACATACGACCAGGATCGGTGCTACCTTCTACACCTGACATTGATGCTACTTGAAAAGGAACTTTATTAGAAATAAACCCTGGGGCTTCTCCTAAATTTTTAAGTCTTTTTGCTTTAGCCATTATTTTCCCATCGCTTGTTTGTGGTTTTTACGTGCACATTTACCACAAACAGTATTTGCAAAATAACCTAACATATCTTCATGACCACATTTTGCTTTTAAATTTGTAGTTGCACCTTTTAACATAGAATTAACTATTTTATTATCTTTACGGCCACTACGGTCTGGAACTGATTTATCCATTATTAATCTTGAAATTGATCTGGGTTTAACCACGCATGTAGGTGGTGTGCTTCAACAATTGCAGATGCAGGTGCTGCTTTCTTGCCTTTATACATAATGCCTTCGGGAAGTTTAATGTTTGAATCGTGTTTGCCACGGTTTACGGCACTGATGGCACGTTTTGATGGACCAAGCATTGATGCAGGAACTGGTGGATAATGGTTACCTTGCAAATGTGCAAGCAATCCCATATCTTTATTTTTGCCTTTCATCGAGGCATATTCTTCAGCGTGCATGTTACCCATAATTAAAGGTAGTTCCTTCCCTTTGACTGTCTTTTTTTATTGCGTGGAGCAAATGCCATTCCTTTAATACGGTCAGCATGTAACTTAATTGCTTTTTCTTTAGAATCAGTTTGATAAATAGCGCCACCAGCATCATTACGATCATTAGTTGCTTCAACATGAACGCCCTTATCACGCTGTGTAGCAACGTACTTGCGACGGTCGTTAAAATCCATAATTACTTACCTGGGTTTACCTTATTTGGGTACTCAGAAGTTGCAAAACCATAACCATAAAATGGATGAAGTGATTGACGGTTGGCTTCAGTACCAGATGACTCTGGACCTACTTCAGTATCAGGACGAGCCTTGCGATACTTGCCATCTGTTGAACCTTCATCAAGAGACTTGTTCATTGAACGAGATGAGTTAACGGTCATTATTTCTTCTTCCTATTTGCCTCAACAACGGCTTCCACCGCTTGAGTCGATTGAGCATACTGTTCCTTGCGAGATGCTGGATACTCTCCCGTTGAGGAAGATATTAATCCACCTGTATCTCTGACTAAATTATGCACCCTTTGGCGCTCTTTAGCACTCTGAATTCTAGTTCTTCTGCGGTCATTAAATATCATGACATTATTTCCTTAATTCTTTTGGCGTTTTTTTGCATAGTACAGGATAAACAATGCCCTCTATTTGATAAAAATTCTACGGGGTTTATAACAATTCCACAGGTAGGGCAAGGTGCTGAACCATTGTAACGAGTAGAGTTTTCAGCAATTTGTTCAGCCTGTAACTCCATTGTGTACATTCCGTCTCCGTTGTCCATTAAAACCCTCTTTCATCCGCACAACCGTTACACATACGCCCACCAGGTATGTAATCACTTGCACCTTTTTTACCACAAGCGTCGCATTTCCATTTTGGATTTTCTCCTTTAAAGATGGTCGCTTTATTAACTAAACTCATGTATGAACCAGGAACACGTTTTGGATCATTACCACGATCAGGAACTTTAGACATTAATTACTCCCTAGTGCATTTCGTTCGGCTGCTTGATAACCAGCAACCCCGCCAGAGAACCAGGATACTCTTGGTTCAGCGTAATTTCTATCAATAGTAACTATGTCATCTATTCCAGGTTGAGTGCGATCTCCATACCCGTAACGTTCTGGAAATAATTGAATCTGTGGAAGTGGTGGGCGAACCATTTCTTGAATATCTTTACCAGGTATGTTCATAACCATAAGGGCTTGTTGAGTCAACCGTTCTTGGTTAGATGCCCATGGTCCTAGATAAGAGTACCTCTTGGCTACCTTGTCAGGTTGTACAGGTGCACGCCAAGGCTTTGTATAATCATAAACGCCATCTACATTATTAGCCATATTAAGCCCACGCAGGTCTTAGGTATGCAAGCATTGCTTGACGTCTTGCGTTAATTTCTCCTGGTTGATTTGCCACAGTATTTGTTTTACCATCATTTACTAAATGTGGGGCAGGAGTTAGTTGGGTCTGTGGTGCACTTCGTGGCATCATGTATGTGACTGCGCCATTTATATTTACTAACTTTGCTTTCATTTGACGTTCAATACCCATCATTGGGCCAAATTGTTCTGGCCAATAGTACATAGATGGCTCAATACGCTCACCTTTGTGTACACCTCTTTGATAAGCCTTTTGATTTACACGGTTCTTAACTGAATCTAATAAACGGTCATCTCTTCGAGATCGCATTGTTCCCAGATAACCATCTGGATACTCTGCTGACGGGATACGACCAACACCCATACGAGAGGCATCAATTGATGAACGGGCTATTGGTGTTCCTGCACCACCTTGATTGTTATAACCGTAAAGACCTCCACCACCTAATGATTGCCAATTTTGTGATGCCGAAAAATTATTAACTCCACCAGCCATTACACACCTCTATTTCGGCGATTTTTTGCAATAGTTGAGTATACTTCATTTATTGAAACAGGAACGGTGTTCCCTAATCTATTCATACGAGTTGCTCCACGACTTATGTGAGATTGTTCTGCAAAATCCTGAGCCTTTGGTTTTGACTCCATTCTTTCGTATTCTGCAGTTCGGTGTGCACTTGCTACAAACTCTGGATTAGATTCAACACCAGGAACTTTACGACCAAAATAAACGTTGCCACCTTGTGGACGTTTAACATCTGTTCCGCCTAAGTCATAACCAGCAATTTGTTTATTTTCCACTCCAGCCTTACGTGCTGATGGAAGTGTTGTGTGCTTTTTACTAATATCTGCAAATATTTTGCCTTTAACATTCCATGCGCCTTGATAGTCGTCATCTTTTGCTTTTGCTGCATGTTCTTCTTTAAAACTTTTTGCTTGTTCTGCTGTGTATGGAGCATTAGTAATTTTTTCAGCACCAGGAATTGAAACCATTACACCAGGACCCTTTGGTGTTTCACTTGTTTTAAAACTACGACTGGCTCCACCTCCTGGAATACTTGCTAACTCTGCAAACTGTTCGTTACTAAGCATTAGGATTTGTCCCTCCACGAGATGCGGGGACGACTGGAGATACACTAGATGTGTCATCCCAGTTAAAAGTTGTACCAGCGGTTTTTTTAGATAATGATAAAGGTCTATCGCCACCAAGACTTCTATTTCTCCATGCGGTTGCTTGAGCAGCAGAACCTGCTGTAGAAGCGCTAAATGATAATGGCGGAGTTGCGTCTGGCGTTTGTGCTGCCAATGAACTGCCGAACTGTGAATTCGACAATGACATTTTAGTAAGAAGAACCCATTCCGCCCTGGAAGTTAGGATTCTGACGTCCAGATACTGATGGAATAGTTCTTGCGTTTGTCATTGTTGAACCTGAGCAAGGATCAATGCAAGGCATTGTTGTTGTAATTTTATATGAAGCACCGTTACGTTCGGATGCTTCTACAGAGTTTACAAGAACATTTTTTCTATTTGCTTTTGTGCCATACATTGGTTCTGATGCTTGGGTGTTTTTCTTTGGCATTAATTTACCAACCAAAGGTGCTCCGCTTGCATTACCAATTGTTGCATTTGCTCCAGAAGGTGTGTATTGATCTGGGCTCATATCTTTTTTCATTTTGCTACCTGCTGACTCTAGATGGTTTGAAGGCATACCCATGCGACGGCGCATTGCATGACCCATATCTGTCCAATTTGCCATGGTGACTCCTTAATGTAGGTATAAGGATAGAACTAAATTAACTTGCTGTAATGGCGAATACAATGGCGGAAATTTCTCCGTCACGGGATTCAATAGTGGTAAATCCTGGTTTGCAGGTTAAATCTAAACCTCTAGGAGCAACATAGCCTCTAGATATAGCAATTGCTTTTACTGCTTGGTTTACCGCTCCAGCACCAACGGCACGTAATTTAACTTGATGTTTTTCATAAACGGCGTGGGCAATTGCAGACGCAACGCTTTGTGGATTTGAACTTGCACTTACTCTTAAAAAAGGTTCTTCAGTAGAAATATGTATTTCAGGTGTAGTTGTCATATGTAGTAGTCCTTTGAGTCGAATTTATGCACCGCTCCTAGAACATAGGGTAAGGCTAAAGTCTTGGGGCGTCCCTGTATTTAACATCTTTCATTTGTTCGGCAACTGCCTTCTCGACCTCGTTATAGAAGTTTTTTCCTAAGAGCCTTGCAAGAGCGTAAGAATCAGCGGCATTATCATCATTAAACTCTATGCCCCACCTCTTATATATTTGCAACAATATCTCCTGTTTTTTAGCATTTCCTTTACCCGCTGCAAATTTCTTAAGGGTCATAGGTGGAACTTTTAATGGGTACCTTCTTAGATCACCTTCATCAAAGTAATCAAAGATTGCTAACCTAACTGTGGCAGATAATTCTCCCAACACAATGGCAGCATGACTAGCAAGAACAGTACCTTCCATTGCTATATCTATAATTGTATTATTGTTTTCTTCTAGGTAATTAAAATGGTCTATTAACCATTGCCTAATATCAGCAAGTCTTTCAACTCCAAAGTATGGAGACTTGTAAACCCAAGTAATATATTTTGTTGGGTCATCAAATTGTAAAGCAGTTAAAGCAAATCCAGTTAACGACTGGTCTATTCCTATAGTTACAGTACAGTTTTTTGGTAACTGACCATCAATCGCTTTTGTTGGCACGGAGTTCTCTTTCATCTATGACCATTTGCACAGTCCCTAGATAACCCGCCCCATCAACTAGGTTGTCTCTTTTTTGTTGGTGTACTTCACGACAAATTTTTACCCAAGCCATTGCTAATCCAACTTGTTCTTCAGTTACATCTGTGCCAAAAATTACTTCCCAACCTTTAGCAATGCGATTAAAATTATCTAACGGGTGATCGTAAGATTTATTACGATCTCCAGTAATTAGTCTTTGTGCCTCTTCTAATATTGTTTCATTGTTCAAGTTCAATATAGGTTCCTTTCACAAAATCATTACTAACTGGTTTTTCCACAGATTTTAAATATGCGTAAGTCTCTTGTATTGAATTTAATTTATTTAATACCCACCAAGCAGACAAAGACGCTGTTGCAACTGATGTTCCATATGTATCTTTTTTAGATCCGTCCATTGTAGTTACAGTGTAGTTGTCTTTTAAATAAAAGTCTACTTTGCCCTGTGCATTACTATAAGACTGGATAGTTCCAACAGAGTTAACTGCTCCAATAGAAATAGTTTCTCTCCAACATCCTGGAGAAAATACAGGTTTATTATTTCCATCGTTGCCTGCAGGTGTTATTACTGGAACATTTCTTTTCTTTAAAGTTTGCACATCTTTTTTAAAAGTTTCAGAAATTCTACAAGTAGCAAAAGTATTTCCTTGAGAAATATTAACTACAGATATATTGTGTTTTTTTTGATTCTTTACTACCCAACTTAAAGCCATATCTATATCTTCTAAATAATAATCTGCAGGATTTCCTTTAAAATCTATGCCGACTATTCTAATCATAACAATTTTGGCTGAGGGATTACTTTGTAGAATTGCCGAAATAACAGCAGTTCCATGACTTAATACTTTGTTTGTAGAGATAGGAGTATTAGCCGCTCCTATTCCTTCCATTTTTTGTTTACCATTAGGACAAGTAAATTCAGAAACAAGGCATACTTCATAAACAATGTTATCTTTAAATAAAGAAGTATTTATTCCACTATCAATAACCGCTATAGATAATGGGGTATTTGCTTGAGTTGGTAGTGTTTGTACAGTAAACAATACCAACCCAAGTACAAATATTTTATTAATTAGAAAGTGACAATCTATTAAGCAAAGCATAAATCCTAATTAAAAGTTGTTCAATTTTAATTTGAATAACTGTTTTAACTGTTGTAGGTGCTGAAGTTACCGTAGGTTCTGAAGTTACCGTAGGTGCTGAAGTTACTGTGCTGGTTTCTGAAACCGTAGGTGCTGAAGTTACCGTAGGTGCTGAAGTTACTGTGCTGGTTTATGATAC